CGAGGCCCTGCCGAAGCGCGCCGCCGAGGCGATGGGATCGGTCGATATCCTGGTCAACAATGCCGGGATCACCCGCGACAACCTGTTCATGCGGATGTCGGATGACGAGTGGCAATCGGTGATCGATGTCAACCTGACGGCAAGCTTCCGGCTGTGCCGGGGGGTTCTGCGCGCCATGATGAAGGCGCGCTGGGGGCGGATCGTCACCATCACCTCGGTGGTGGGGGCGACCGGCAATCCGGGTCAGGCGAATTATGCCGCGGCCAAGGCTGGTCTGGTCGGGCTGTCGAAGTCGCTGGCGCAGGAGGTGGCGAGCCGCGGCATCACCGTCAACTGCGTGGCGCCGGGGTTCATCGCCACGGCGATGACCGACAAGCTGACCGACGAGCAGAAGGCGCGGATCCTGGGGCAGATTCCGGCCGGGCGGATGGGCGAGGCCGCCGAGATCGCCGCGGCGACGCTGTATCTGGCCAGCGCCGAGGCCGGTTATGTCACCGGTGCGACCTTGCATGTCAACGGCGGAATGGCCATGCTGTAGGCGCGGCCGCGGCAGGGTCTGCGAAAGCGTTTGCCAGCGACCGAGACTATGCTATAGGCGGCGCTGACTTGCCGGGCGGTGCATGGTGCATTTCCGGCGGTCGCGCGCAGGCGCGGCCAGAACCGCTCGACAGAGCACGAGACCAGGGGCGGGTGCAGGCCCGCGAACATGAGGAATTGACATGAGCGACATCGCCGATCGCGTGAAGAAAATTGTCGTCGAGCATCTGGGCGTGGATGAGGGCAAGGTGACCGAAGCCGCCTCTTTCATCGATGATCTGGGGGCCGACAGCCTGGATACGGTCGAACTGGTGATGGCTTTCGAGGAAGAGTTCGGGATCGAGATTCCGGATGATGCGGCCGAGACCATCCAGACCTTCGGCGATGCGGTGAAGTTCATCACGGAAGCGGCCTGATCCCGGCAGGGACGACGGCGAATGCGCCCCGGTCAGGGGCGTCTGACGGCACCCCGAAGCGGGTGCCGTTTTGGCTTTCATGTGCCGGCAGGCCGAAAGGCGGCAATGGCGGCCCGGCGGATGGCGGGTCGGCGGCGGGTGGCTTGTTGCGCGGCCCGTCCGGCGCGTGTATCACCGGCCGGACGGGGTTTCATCGAAGGAGACGGGCATGCGGCGAGTGGTGGTCACCGGGCTTGGCATGGTCACACCGCTTGCCTGCGGCGTCGAGGAGACCTGGGCGCGGCTGATCGCCGGGCAGTCGGGTGCGGGCATGATCACCCGCTTCGACACCGCCAATGTGGTGACCCGCTATGCCTGCGAGATCCCGCTGGGCGATGGCACGGGCGGCACCTTCAACGCCGATGACTGGATGGAGCCGAAAGACCGCCGCAAGGTCGACGACTTCATCCTTTACGGCATGGCCGCGGCCGATCAGGCGGTCAGGGATTCGGGCTGGGCGCCCGAGGACGAGGAAAGCCGCTGCCGCACCGGGGTGATGATGGGTTCGGGGATCGGCGGGCTGTCGACGATCGCCGAGACCGCGCTGACCATCCATCTGAAGGGCGCGCGGCGGGTGTCGCCCTTCTTCATTCCCGCGGCGCTGATCAACCTGGCGAGTGGCCAGATCAGCATCCGCCACGGCTTCAAGGGGCCGAACCATGCGGTGGTGACCGCCTGTGCCAGCGGCGCCCATGCGATCGGCGATGCGGCGCGGCTGATCATGTGGGGCGATGCCGATGTGATGCTGGCCGGTGGTGCGGAAAGCCCGATCAGCGAGATCGGGGTTGCCGGGTTCAACGCCTGCAAGGCGCTGTCGACGGCGCGCCATGACGATCCCACCAGGGCGAGCCGGCCCTATGACCGCGACCGCGACGGATTCGTCATGGGCGGCGTCGTGGTGCTTGAGGAATACGAGCACGCCAAGGCGCGCGGCGCGAAGATCCATGCCGAGATCCTCGGCTACGGGTTGTCGGGCGATGCCTATCACATCACCGCGCCGTCGTCGGATGGCGATGGCGGTTTCCGGGCGATGCAGGCGGCGATCAGGCGCGCCGGGCTGGCGCCGGGCGATATCGACTACATCAACGCGCATGGCACCTCGACCATGGCCGACACGATCGAACTGGCGGCGGTCGAGCGGCTGATGGGCAATGCGGCGGCCGGGGCGACGATGTCCTCGACCAAGTCGGCGACCGGGCATCTTCTGGGGGCCGCCGGCGCGATCGAGGCGATCTTCTGCATCCTGGCCCTGCGTGATCAGGTGGCGCCGCCGACCATCAACCTTGACAACCCCGAGGTGGTGCCGGTGCTGGATCTGGCGCCGAACCGGGCGGTCCGGCGCCGGATCGACATCGCGATGTCGAACAGTTTCGGCTTTGGCGGCACCAATGCCTCGTTGATCCTCGGGCGGGCGGCGGGCTGATGTGGCGCCATGTCGCGGCGAATTTCCTGACCGTGGCGATATTGCTGCTGGTCGTCGCGGCCGGGGTGATCGCCTGGGGGCAGCGGCAATATGCCGGGGCGGGGCCGCTCGACAAGGCGATCTGCCTGCAGGTGCCGCGCGGCGCCACCCTGCGCACGGTATCGCAGGACCTGGCGGCGCGCGGGGCGGTGAGTTCGGCCTATATCTTCAAGGTCGGCGCCGATTACGCCGGGCGGGCCGGGCAGATCAAGGCCGGGTCCTACCTGGTGGCGCCGGGGTCGACGATGGCCGGCATCGTCGAGGCGATCACCGGCAGCGGCCAGTCGACCTGCGGCACCGAGGTCAACTACCGCATCGGCGTGCTGGCCAGCGACGTGGTGCTGCGCGAGCTTGATCCGGCGACAAACCGCTATGTCGAGGTGGTCAAGTTCGATCCGGCGGCAGCGGCGGCGCCGAAGGCGTTCGTCGATGTCGTCGACAACCCCGATGTGCGGTTCCGGGTGACGCTGGCCGAGGGCACGACCAGCTGGCAGGCGGTCGAGGCGCTGAAGCGGGCGACCTTCCTGGCCGGCGAACTGACCGAGGTGCCGGCCGAGGGGCGGCTGGCGCCGGACAGCTACGAGGTGGCGCGCGGCGGCGAGCGGGCGGCGCTTCTGGCCGAGATGCAGGCGCGCCAGGACAGGATTCTGGCCGATCTCTGGGCGGCGCGGGTCGAGGGCCTGCCCTATGAGACGCCCGAGGAGGCGCTGATCATGGCCTCGATCGTCGAGAAGGAGACCGGCGTGCCGGAAGAACGCCGCCGGGTGGCGAGCGTCTTTGTCAACCGGCTGCGCCAGGGGATGAAGCTGCAGACCGATCCGACGGTGATCTACGGGCTGACCAAGGGGCAGGGTGCGCTGGGGCGCGGGCTGAGGCAGAGCGAGCTGCGCTCCAACACGCCCTACAACACCTATGTGATCGACGGGCTGCCACCGGCGCCGATCGCCAATCCGGGGCGCGAGAGCATTGCCGCGGCGCTGGATCCCGAGGTGACGGATGACCTGTTCTTCGTCGCCGATGGCAGCGGCGGCCATGCCTTTGCCGAGACCCTGGCCGAGCATAACGCCAATGTCGCGAAATGGCGCGCGATCGAGGCGCAGCAGGCCGCACCTGCGGCCGATGGCAACTGACGCTGGCGGGTTAACAAGGTCTTGACGAACCGTCCGGCAACCATCTGATCCGAAACGATTTTCGCTTGACTTTGCGAACGGTCCCGGATATGACTTCGGGCATGCTAGATGAAATGGGCGAGCGGCGAGGGGAAACCCGGCGCCGCTTTTTCGTTTCGCTCGTGCGGACAGGCATGAGGGGCGGACCATACTGAATGACAGCAAGACTTTCCGACGAGGCACCGGTTCCGAGGGATCTGATCTCGGCGACCGAGGAGCTTTATCGCGAGGCGGCAGGGGAACTGGCGCAGGCGATCCGCAATATCAGGCAGGGCCGGCTGGACGAGGTGAAGGCGACCGCACAGGCGGTGCGCGACCTGAAAGTGGCGTTCCAGTTGGCCATGGATGAAAGGACGAGGGTTGAAAAACTCCGCAAAGAGGACGGCACCGCTGGCACCGGCCATGCCTTCGACTTCGACGCGGCACGGGTTGAAATCGGCCGCCGCCTGGCTCGCCTGCGCGACGCCGCAGACGGTTGAGGAGTTTCTGGGCGACCTCGGCGACACGGCGCTGATGGCGCTGCCCTGGCTCTTCGAGTTCTGGGCGCTGCCGCATCAGCTGCCGCCCGAGGGGGCCTGGCGAAGCTGGGTGATCATGGGCGGGCGCGGCGCCGGCAAGACCCGCGCCGGGGCCGAATGGGTGCGCGCCGAGGTCGAAGGATCGCGGCCGCGCGATCCCGGGCGGGCGCGCCATGTCGCCCTGGTCGGCGAGACGATCGATCAGGCGCGCGAGGTCATGGTCTTCGGCGAAAGCGGCATCCTTGCCTGTTCGCCGCCCGACCGGCGGCCGGTCTGGGAGGCCGGGCGCAGGCGGCTGGTCTGGCCCAATGGCGCGGTGGCGCAGGTGTTTTCGGCGCATGAGCCGGAAAGCCTGCGCGGCCCGCAGTTCGATGCGGCCTGGGTCGACGAACTGGCCAAGTGGAAGCGGGCCGAGGAGGCCTGGGACATGTTGCAGTTCGCGCTCAGGCTGGGTGCCCATCCGCGTCAGGTGGTGACCACGACGCCGCGCAATGTCGGGGTGCTGAAGGCGATCCTGAAGAACCCCTCGACGGTGATCACCCATGCGCCGACCGAGGCCAACCGGGCCTATCTGGCGGCCTCGTTCATCGAGGAGGTGCGGGCGCGCTATGCCGGCACAAGGCTTGGCCGGCAGGAACTGGACGGGGTGCTTGTCGAGGATGCCGAGGGGGCGCTGTGGACCACGGCCGGGCTTGAGGCCTGCCGGGCGCCGCGACCCGAGCATCTGAGCCGGATCGTCGTCGCGGTCGATCCGCCGGTGACCGGGCATGCCGGTTCGGACCAGTGCGGCATCGTCGTTGCCGGTGCGCTGACCGAGGGGCCGCCGGCCGACTGGCGGGCCTGG